CAGGACGTAATTCGGTCTGATGAAGAGGTTGCTTAAAGTTGTAAACTACTGTAATATTGATACGTGTTTGTACAGCGAATCCACGACAGCCTTGAGAACATAGATGCACCATCGTGCCACGTCGGCTTCTTTTTCTTCTCAATCTGCATAGCCTTCCGCCGAATTCTTTTCAAAATACGCTTGCGTAAAGTTATGCGGTTATAGTGGATGACTGCACTGAGCGCATTGACAGCACGTCCTCTCACTTTTCCGTATCGATCTACATACTCAAACCGGTATACCTGAGCAGACGTGTTCAGCTCGAGCTTTAAGTTTCGGTATAGGTAGTCTCGAATTTTCGTGACGGCATTATGCACTTTGCGTTTATTCCTTCCGACAAGAAAGATATTATCCGCAAACCGCAGATACTTTGTGCCATCCAGCTTGGCTGCAAAATGATCAAACCTCTTGAGATAAAAGTTGAACAGCCACGGGCTAATGTAGTGCCCAAGTGTCAATCCTTCTTCATCCCGTAAAAATGCACGCATAAGACCCAGCCATTCTTCGTCACATATAGTTCTCCTAAGCTGATGCATCAGGATATCAATATTGACTGACCCATATGCATGATGTACATCAAGTTCTGCAACGTAAGTCTTCCGTGGTACTTGTACCCATTTTCTGATCTGTCGTATTGCCGCATGTGGCCCATATTTATGCACTCTTGTCTTTTCATCTGACATTTTCTGATAAGTAGCCGGTAAACATCCGTACACTTGTTCGTATAGGCCATTCATAACAATGCTCCGAAACGGTGCGATCAAGATATGATGCAGGATCTGCTCCGGACAGAACATCGGCTTCTCGATTGTCCTCATCTTTCCGTTCGTACCGTCTTTGACAGTGTGGCGGTTTTCTGCTCTCGGCGTATAGTCTTGGCTCAACGCGCAAGTAACAACCTCCTCATACGTCTCATCAAAATGCCGGAATGCATACAAGACTTCATGTCGCCTTGTTTTCTTCTCTGCCGCCTCCAGAGCGCATTTACATACTGCTTCCGGCGTCAGCATTGGTCTTAGTAGATTCTGATAGGTTTTCATGCTTTCTTATCTCCTAGTGGGAGTTCGTCACCTACTATCCCGCTCCTTTATCGGGCAATTTCCAGCGAGTGCTGAGGATTATACAGGGCATTGAGTGAAAGCGATAAAGATAAGATAGGCCGCAGCCGTAGTTCCAGTTCGTCCTCGACGGGGGATTGTTCACATTGAACGTGAAGCCACCACCGATGGCAGACGCGTTGTTCGCGCTGGCTCCCGAAAACAGGAGCGGCCACTGGCGGGCCGCAGGGTCGCTCTGCATAACCCTATGTTTGATAATCATATTGTCAGGAGCACATGGGGGAAGTATCCCCCATACCCCCTCACCGGCCGCTACGCGACCGGAGGCTGTTCACAAGAAAGGCCGCAGCCGCAGTTCCAGTCCGTCCACGACGGGGGAGTGTTCACATCGAACGCGAAGCCACCACCGACGGCAGACGCGTGGAGCGCGCTGGCTCCCGAAAACAGGTATTTCAGGCCGCTATTGTCAAAACACGAACCGTCTGCATAATAGGTCGTCCCCGATCCACTGATCTCGGTTGGAATCTCGCCGTACTCCGAGCAGGTGCATTTTGAGATGTAGCCGCCGCTCGTGCCTGTCAACTTAAGGTTTGTGTTCGCGTATCCCTCTACATCGTTGACATGGTACCCCTGATACTCTGGCGTCATCTTTGCATAGATGGAACCATTGTAGTTAATCAAGCCAGCCGTGCGGTCCCACTGGTCGCCCCAGAACCTCTCAATGTGGAATACTTTCACCTGAGTCGTGTTGCCATTCGAGCCGTAGAACTGACCTTTGTCTTTCAATGTGCCCGTTGTGAGCACGCTGTCAAAATTCGTTCCCTGCCGGCAGTTCCCTGTGCCGAAAGCGGCCTGCAGGTCCGTTGTTTTTGTCATCAAGATACACAGCGTGCGGATAAGGTTTCGCTGGCTCCAGCTGTGCGTGTACCAGCGCGAGCCATTTGCTTTGCACCCTGCGATTTCCTGTTCTGCCGTCAGGTCATGCGCAGGACGTTGCCCAGAAAGTGACCGGATATTGCTGGCATTTCCCGATCCGCCAAACATGGACCAGTAAAAATAGTCGGCAATACTCCCATCCGCCCGCGTGTGGGCGTAGGCTTTGTAGTCTTTATCGTACTGCACATCCGATACGATTTCATACTCATAGCCATCCCGCTCGTACCGTTTGACGTAACAGAGAGGAATTGCAGCCATGGCATTGCCGCCATAGCTGGTATTGGCTACGTCCGATGCCGTACCGTCTTCTTTGTATGTGTAGTCGTTCGGATTGAGGCCGTAGTCTACTATACCATTATTCTTCAGCATAACTGGCTTATTTTTGGTGACAAACCACACGTCTTTCCAGCTGCCGTAATTAAACGTGCCCGCGGTAAAATCCATCTTTGCCGGAGTCATCCCAATGGCATCGTAAAGATACTCAACGCGGGTTGATGGATCAGATTCCGCTTTCTTGATGCGGTATCCGTAGCGATGCCCCCGCACTGGCACGCTGAGTGCTTCGCGCATGCTGGCCAGTGTTGCTGTCCCTGTGCCGGAAGCTGTTTCCACCAGGACTTTTGTTCCATCTGTCAATCCTGCAAAATTTGGCAGGTCTGATACTTTTACACTCATTGCATTTCCCCCTTACTATCAGAGATATCTTGTTGCGAGGATAGGTTCTTGCGCATCTGTCACAATATCCACGCCGGATGAAGTAGTCAGTGTCAGGGACAAGGCTCCATTGCGGATGATCTCACTCAGAAGTTCTTCTCGCACGGCATATCCAGCGTCATTTTCAAAGGCCGATACTTTTGTCGGCTTGTGCTGGATATATTCTGCTCGGTTTGTATCCTCCTGCAACCAGTCAGACTGCAGCTGCCCTCTGGCGCAGATATTCAAGCTCTCCGCTGCCTGGCCAGCATATTTTTGAGCTTTGTCTGCCGATGTCTTTGCACTGCTACTGTCAGCGGATGCTGAACGTGCATATCCGCCCGCCGATGACGCAGACGATGCAGCGCTGTTCGCAGACGTTCGCGCTGCGGTTGCATATGTGTTGGCAGATGATGCGCTGCTTGCAGCTGCCGATTCGCTACTCGCCGCGCGACTTGCACTTGTGGCAGCGGCGTCCTGACTTTTCTTGGCAGACTCGGCACTAGATGCGGCATTCTTTTCTGACGTAGCCGCTGCATTGGCATTTTCCCTTGTCTCGATTGCATGGCTTTCTGCTTCCTTCATCCAGACACGCATGTCAAGATACCGCTGCTCTGGCGACTCTAGCTCCGTCATGGATACTTTAACCGACCTGGAGAATTCTTCTTGCAGCTCCTGCGCAATGCGCGTGAGCTTATCAATCATCTCTTCGAGCCTTGGCAGTGGATACTTGTCTCCTAGGTCGACTTCTTGCGTAATCTGCGTTCGACGATAAATCACCAATACCTCGCCCTTTGCCAAAGCCACAGCTGTTGTGTTGTCTTGAGAGAGTAAGGTAACGGTTTTGTCGATACTGTTGACACGGTAGTGCGTAACATCTCGTGTTGCACCTGTCGTCGTATTGTAGATAGTCGCTAAGATATCTTCCCCGTCTGCATAGGGATACGGGATTGGAAACGTATTCGTTTTTCCGTCGCCCGTGTACTTGACTTTTGTAGTTGTTATCTCAATCACAATCTCGCCTCCTTCCTTCACGCCAAAAGCCCCGCGCCAAAAGGCTCGAGGCTTTGTCTTATGTTCTTATCCTATCACAGTAGGCGCGGAATAACGTGCTGCCCTTTATGATTTTTTCTTTTTCTTCTTGTTCTTCGGCTCTGCCGGTGGGCGTTTCGGGATATCGCGCTCGACTGGCTTCTTGTCAAAGACGATTGACCAGATGATGTTCTTCCAGTCAGCGTCGTAGCGGTTGTCGCTGTCGTTGAGGTACTGCATCGTGCCGGTGATGGCATCGGTCATAGTCGATGTGATGCCGGTCCTGGCAGCGGTCAGGGAACTCAGAGCGTTGAGGCCATGGCGGGCAATCTCACTGTTGGTGATGTGCTTGGCCGGCTGGCGGTACTTATCATTTTCCTCGAGTTTCTTGAGGTACTCCTGGCGGGCCTTGCCTTTTTTCTTCTTCAAATTCTCTGCCTCGGTCTGGTGGCGCTTGGCCTCCTGTGCGTCGACGGCCATGTTGTGGCTGCTTTTCTTGGCCATGAGGTCGATTGTCTTGGACACCTCCTCGAAGGCCCTGCCGCCCACAGAGAACGGCGAGGCGCTGCGCCCATACGTCGTACCGTCGAAAATGGCCGAGATGGCGAAATTGACGACGTCGCGGATGAACGGGAAGCCGCCCGCCGCCGTCGAGAGCAGATTCTTGGCATATGTGTTGAAGAACCGCTGCCCGAGTGGAATCTCGATCTTCTCGCTCTTCCCAGTCTGTGGATTGATGACGGTACGGAATCGGTCTTTGTCGTCGTCGCCATCGAGTCCTAGTGCAAACTTGATGCTGATCCCGATGAGTGTCATGATGACAAGCCGATACATGACTGACTTCGCAAACGGCGCCCAGCGTCCGATGAAAGACGGGTTCGTGCCGAATCGCGCGTGACGGTAGTTTGCCAGGATGGCGTTGAACTGCGTGTTGAAGAAGCTGTAGAATGTCGTCGCAAGTTTCAGGAAGGCATTCTTGTTGCGTTGCAGAGACGACTGATCCATCGTCCGGCCGCTGCCGAACGTGTCACGGATGGCCTTATCAGCTTCCATGACAGACCGGTGCTCAGCTTCCTGCAACATTTCTTCATCCGTATAGATGGACAGTTCCATCGCATCATGCAAAGCCTGTTCTGCCTTGACGAGCTCTTTCTTGATCTCCTTGATTTTGGTCGCTTCTTCTTTTGTCATCTGCTCCATCGCGGCATCGCTGTGCACGGCAAACGGGGACTGCTGTGCCGCCGCGCGGTCTTGTTCGTCGGCGCTGTGGCGGCGTTCCATGTCCATGCGGATGTCGCTGACTTTCTGGGACTGGCTGATAATATCGGCCTTCAACTTCTCGACGTTCTGTTGAGCTTCCAGGACACTCTGCTGGTGCTCAGCATTCTCCTTGCGGACCGTCGCGAGGTTGCCGCTGTAGGCATCGCGATACGACTGCACCCAGAGCGGCGCAGAGAGCGCTAAATCTGAGTAGAGCATTAGGTCATAGGCATGGTTGCGGATCAGCTCAAAGGCACGGTAGTCTGCTTCAAAGAGGCCTGGCCGGCTGCGGATATCGCGATCCAGCGAATTGATGCGATCCTGCATAAATGCAGACCGCTTCAAGAGTTCCGTTGATTCCTTCGGATGCGCATAAAAAGATACGATTGCTCCCATGGTATGCAGACTCCCAAGCTTCTCCATAGCTGGTGCGATGTTCGAGACGTTCTCGACCACCGGCCAGATGCGGTAGCCCATGATGGCCATGACCGAGTTGCTGCGCAGCCAGTTCAGGCCGCGTTCCAGCATATTGGCCGCCTGGTTGTTGTTGTCTTTCACGACCTGCCAGACATCCGTCGTCCACTGCTTCAGTATGGTGTGATACTCGCGCCCCAGCGTGTTCGCCACATGTGCTTCAAAGTCCGGATGATTGACCAGCCGGAAGACATCCCGAGCCGCCAAACGGAAGGCGATGTTGTGGATGACAGACTGGACATGCTCCGGGATGACACGGAACTCGAGCAAGAGCGGCCGGCTGATGTCGTACTCCGAACGCGCTTTTGTAAAACCTCGGCCAGTGCCAAGGACCATCGCGCCGGACATGCCTTGCTTGGCAATCTCATTGGCATTCTGATCAGCTGCGCGGCTGGACTTCTTCGGATTGTACGAGAGCGGATAGTAGCCGCCCTTCATCTTCAGAGTTGTCTTCTTGCCATTCTCCGTGACAGTCACATCAAACTGCTTTGCTTCTACCTTTTCCAGGCGGACACCATTCAGGTTTTCTTCCACCTTCACAGTATCATCCCAGTAGGTGTTGATATGGTCCCAGATATCCTGCACGAGTTGCCAGTCTTTGGCGGTCATGTGTTCTTCCACAAACTGCATTGCATCTGCTTCGGAAATTCCGAGGCCGCCAATCAGGCGCTGCCGGTTCGTCTCGTTGCCGAGGTTCAGTGCCATGCACAGGATGTTTTCCTTTGACATAAGTTCCTTGCCATCAGCTGTCCTGAGCGTGTACTTCGTATCTTTCCAGTGACGGCGTTCCGAGTGAGAATAGCCGGACAAGATGGTCTGCAGATCAGTCAGCTCCTGCTTGACCATGCGGCTCTCTTTCTCAGCTGCCCGCTCATAGATGCCATAGATGTACTGATGGGCCTTCTTGCCCAATGCGTTCAATATCTCCTCCGGCTTGATGATGGCGGCCAGGCCCTCCTGACCGTATCGTGCCAGGCCCTCACCGACAAATGGGATCTTTGCCAGTGCATCGTTCCAACCCATGCCGCCCGTGTCTTCTTGTACACGGTGGCGGTTGACGCCGATTTTGCGGGCATCCGCTTCGTTGTCGCTGATGATCTCCTGCACAATCTCGTCAATCGTCCGGCCGCCGATGGTCTTCATCTTGAATTTGTCGCGGCCGGTCGTGTAAAGGATGGTCAGTGCTTCGACACATTCTTCCAGCTGGCCAACATTGAGGTCCTGATAGCCACGGAAATCCTCGCCTTGCTTCTCGATCTTGAAAATCTCATCCGGCGTGTACTGGCTGTCCAGGCTTTCCTGTAGACGGCTGAACATCATGTGCAGGTCTGTCATCTCCTCGCCTTCGCCCAGCTTGGCGTCCGTGCGTGTCAGGCGCAGCAGATAAGCCAGATGGCGCAGCCAGTAGCGCTCCTCGCGTGGCAGACGTACTGACTTGGCCTGCAGCATACGCTTGGCTTTGTCGAGGCTGGCCTGTACTCGCTTCTGCATCTGGCGGGCCTCGTTCGCCATAGCCATTGCATACGCCTGACGCTGCTGGGCCATCATCGCGCTATCCCAGTTCTTGCCACGAATGGCCTGCTGGACGATCCTGGCCCACTTCTTCGCTTCTCGCGTATACAGCGATACGCTACACGATTCGTGGATAGGCTTGGTGAGGATGGCACGTCTCGCCAGCTCGCGATAGACTTTCATCTTGCCCTCATTGGCCTCGAGGACAGCCTTCTCGTTGGCCTTGTCGGTCCGCGCCTGCTCCTTGATTTCCTGCATTGTCTTCTGCAGGTCTTCCTTTGTTGCGGCATGAATCATGCGCTGGATGGTCTGATAATCTTCTGGACGCCACTTGGCTGAGAAGCGCAGCTTGTTGATGGCTTTCATGAGCTCCTTGACTGCGCTCGAATCCTTGTCGAGCTTCAGGTCGAGGTCCTCCGGCAAATCCTTGATGCGCTCTTCGACGGACCGCATGGCGCGTTCCGTCTTCGTCGTAATGTTCTTGACGAGCGCCTGCTTCTTGGCAAAAGCCGTTGCTTTCAATGCCTCGAGTTTTGCACGGTACTCGCTCGACTCCATGGCTTCCGTCACAGCCTGCTCAGAGAGATGGCTCTCTGTCAACTCTCGATCCAGCTCCTGTGCGTAGGTATCCATGTGTTCTTTCAGCAGATCATCCAGTGCCGGTGCATTTTTAAGTTCTTCTTCAAACGCTTCCACGCTCGGGTACCAGTTCAGGACGATAGACGTATCGCCGCCACTGGCGAGCACAGCCTGCTCGGCTAGGTAGATGTTCTCATTCTGGAGTTCCTTGCGGAATGTCTCCCGTTCATGCTGCATACGGCGCTGGAATTCGTGCTCTTTTTCTTCCGTAAGGTCCCTCATGACCCGTTTCTGCAGCTGCTCCTTGGCTTCTGCTGTCGCCTCTTCCTGTCAGCGCTTATAGGTCTCTTCCTCGGACTCGTCGAGCAGCTTCTCGCCGCCCGCCTTCGTGACATCACGGTACCGGTCATCGAGCGCCATCTCGTCAATCTCTTCTTCGGTGGCGATCATGCGGTCCATGATGCGGCGCACCTGCAGGCTCGGCTTCGCGCCGTCACCGATGACAGCCCGATAGATGTGGACCAAGAATGAACGGAACTTGCGGAACACCGCGCGGAGCCCCTTAGCCGGTGCACGGCCATCATGCAGATACATCTCAAAAGCACGAGCGAAGCGCTCCTGTTCCCAGATGCGCTTGAGCTTCTCAGCTTCCTCGATATCCTGATGTTCTTCGGCGTCAATAATCTGCTGCTCCCGCTGTCGGAACTCTTTCTCCCACGGTGTATTTTTATACTGCTTGGCATCGCCCTTCTTCCAGGATGCCCAATCCTTCACGACCTCCAGCTCTTTTGCTGAGATGTCGTCAATGACAGCAAGATCCTCGAGGTCCATCAGGAACATGTGGCCCGTCTCATGCAAGAAGGTGGACTCGTCCGCACTCTCGAAGAGCGAGATGATGCGCTGTCCGTTCGACATCTGCGCAATAGAACCATGAGCACCTGAGCGGCCGGCCTTTTGATTGACATCGATGGATGCCATTTCTTTGCCGCCAAACGTTATGATGGCGTTGTACCCATGCGGTTTTGGCATTCTGCTGTCTATCGTTTCTTCCTCGTCTTCAAGATTCCATTTCAGCATGTAGATTTCGTTCCAGAGGTCAATGGACTTCCAATTCTTTTGTTCGATTGAATTCATCACATCTACTGCGTTTTCGTTATCGAAATCTGTATAGGCCTTGTCATAAGTTTCGTAGTCTGTTTTTTCTTCTTCACTTGCACTGGACAGCACGCGCTCCAGTTCCTTTTGTTTCAATTCAAGTTGATGTTCTAGGTCCTTTATACGGTGAACGGCCTCGGTGTGGCTCACAGCTCTTGCGGCTGCTTCCCTCGCTTCCTGCTCTCCACCTAATCTGTAATAATTATCAAATTCTCCAGCACTTTCAAGACTGCCACCCCTTGCAAAATCCTCATGCTCCTGGATGGCATGCTGTATTTCATGTACAAGAGTCTCCTTGATTTTATCAGGAGTGTTCTCAACAAGTTTTTTATTCAGTTCTATTCCCAAGACCAGGGCCATCCCGCTTGGATATTTAACAGCTTTCAGAACGCCTCGCGTGCTGTCATCGAGCTTATCTGTGAGCTCGACATTGCGCGTAGCCAAAAAGGGGTATGCTTCATACAGCCTTGGATTGTCATAGATATCTTTTAGGCTCGCGATATGATATTCATTCTGGAAAAGTGGCGTGAAATCTATCTTGTCCAAGTTGTCCGGTATCTCGAAGCGCCATTTGTTATCACGGCCTAAAAGCCATCCTGTCTCTTTCCAGATATCCTCCTCATCCATGCCCTGTCTATGCATCTCACGAGCACGGTTCAGCATATCGAGATTGGCTACAGCCGCTCTCTGCCCGGCCAGCTGCTTGAAAGTGCCTTCGTTTCCATTGTCTCCCGCATTCAGCCCATACCGCTCCCGCATATAGTCGAGAGCGGTATATTTTTTGCCAGTCTTCTTGCTGATGATGTCGGCCACGATGTCGGCATGGCGAGCGAAGAGGATGGCGTCGAGGCGGGCAGCGCGGGCTGTGCGGCCGCCGTCGATGTCGACATTCGCGAGCTGGTCACGGATGGCGCGGTAGACTTGAAAGCCTTCTTTTGTGAGCCCCTGCGTCAGTTCCATCTCGACGCCGTTCAAAGACTTCATCGTGCCCTTGATTGCATCGAGGTGTTCGATATCCTTGCGCAGCTCGTCGATCTCTGGCTTGACCGCTGCCATAGCCTGATGCTCTTCCTCGGTCGTTGGAATCCAGCCCTCGAGCTTTGGCGCGGACGGGTCGCCAGTCACGACAGCCACGGCCATATCCTCGAGTTCCTTCTCTGTCGGCTGGCGTTTGAAGGCCTTGTAGAACGCCCTGTACCACTCGTCGTTCTCGGTGAAGCGTTGTGTCTTCTTGTTGCCCTGCTCGTCCTCTACTTCCATGAGCTGGCCACCCTTGCCCATGCCATCACGCAGACGTTCCAGTACAGGGCCGATGATCTCCTGCAGGCGGTCCTGGCGCTCTTTCATGGCAGCCGACCAACCTCTTGCCGGATTGGCCGGATCACTGTAGATGGCCACAGCGGCCATGTCGCGCATGGCCTGTTCTTCTGCCGAGCTCTTCTCGTGCAAGGGGAAGTACTGATCGAGCACCGTGTTGATGAGCTCGACCTGCTTGTCGATGGACTGCTGCTGCCGCTTCTGCATCTCCTCGATGATTGCCTTGGCGTCATGCTGCATCCTGGCCATGCTGTCTGCCTCCGGCGAGAAGGAAACGTTCTGCAAGAACTCCGGGCTTGTGCCAGCCTGCAGGAACTGCTCCGTCGGCACGAGGATCTGGCCCTTTTCTTCAATGGCTGTCTGCAGCTCGTCGTTCGAGATACCCGCCGCCTTGGCTACAGCTTTGAGGTTCTCGAGGCCACCGTCCTGTTGCATGGCCATCTCGGAATCAATGTACGTGTTCGGATACTCTGTATCCTTGAGCTGCTCGCGCAGGATCTTTTTCTGGACATCCGGGGCCTTCTCCTTGAGGTTGCCCTTCGCAATAGCCTGCTGCAGCTGCTCGAGCATGACAGTGCCAGTGTAGGTCTTGCGGGCATTCTCGCCATACGTCGCCTCGAACTTTGCCAGGTGGCGCATGGCTGCCGTCTGTCGGAAGCCCGACGATACTGTGCCGCCCGCAGCGCCGAGCAGGCCGAAGCCCAGTGAGCCAGGGAAGGCCTGCAGGGTGCTCTTGCCTGCCCGCTCCATGATTTCGCCCGGGCCATAGATTTTGTTGCTCGTGTCGCCGGTGCTCCACTCCATACCGTTGTGGACCATGTCGTCCGAGATGGACTGCAGGCCTTCCTCGCCTGCCTCGGACGCCGTGATCTTGAGGACATCCCCTGTCCGGTCTTTGAGCGCATTCAGCACCTTTTCACGCGTCAGCATTCTCGAGCCTGTCTGCTCGATGATGTCGCCGAAGACCTTCCGCGCATGCGGTGCGCCGGCCAGTGCCCGCGTCACGACGCCGAAGTTTGCCAGCTCGATACCCGCGTTGAGCGAGCCACCCAGCATGGCCCAGCCTGCTGCCTGGTTCTCTGTCAGCAAGGGATTGCCGTTCTCGTCCTTGAGGTCCTTGTACTCGGCAAAGCGTGAGCCAATCTCGGGACGTGCCATGCCCGTGAAAGCACCGAGACGCAAACCTGTGCCAGCTGCTGCCGCGATGAGCTCGCGCCTTGCGACCTGTGCGAGGAAACCGCGTCCCAGGCCATAGACAAAACCGCCCGCTGCGCCGACAGTCCCGCCCGCTGCCGCACCGATTGGCGTTGCCACAGAGCCTGCTGCTGCGCTGGCTGCGGCCGCAATCACGGCCATCGCTGTCGCTTCGCGCAGGGATTCCGACGTCGACTGCCACATCTCCGGTGCCGACTCGGCCACGCCGCCCACAATAGCAGCAATCGGGTCCTCAATGAACGACGGTGCGGCCAATCGGTCTTCTTCGAGCTGCTTCTTGAGGTCTTCTGCCCGCTGCCGGTCATTGTCGTCCGCCGCGCCCATCAGGATCTTGTACTGCAGGTTGTCATACTCGAGCTTGACATTGCCGCGCTCTAGCATCTTCTGCCAGGTGTCAATGATGCCATGCGTCGAGCGGACCGCATCGAGGTTGTGCAGGGCAATCGCTGCGCCTTCCTTGTCCATATCGGCCACGCCCTGCAGCTCGGGGAATTCCTGCCAGACATCGTTGATATTGCCGCCCGCCGCATCGATTTTCTGCTTGTAGTGATAGACATCAAGTGCCTGTTTGTATGCCTTGTTGTCATGCAAGAAGGAGTCAGCAGGGATGCCGGTACTCGCTTCAATCTGGCGTGCCTTGGTCAGCTTCTCCTCATCTGTCATGAAATACTCGAGATTTGCATCCGTGCGCTGCAGTGCCTTAGCCGCATCGCCCAAGATGGAATCATCCGTGCGGTCGGCATAGTTCTCAATCAAGCTACGAGATGCCTGACGGAACGGGGACCGCAGCACATTCTCAACGGTCCCTTCTGTTGCAGCTCCTGCCTGCTGGAAGTTTTTATACGCATTCTCCTGTACTTGATAATTGCCACTCGCTTCGGACTGCTGGATTGATGCATCAGTGTAGGCCATCTCCAGCTGCTGCCCGCGCGTCGTGACAGCCTGCGCATTCTTCTCCATCGTCCAGGCAGCATCTGCTACGTCCTTGACCGTCTCTACAGCTCCTTCTGCAGCTTCCGTTGCCATCTCGGCCGTCTGCCGGTCGCTGTCTGCCTTCTGTATCTCATAGTTCCCTATTGCTGAGATAAACTCATTTCCCAGGTCTTCCACTCGGTCAAGGATGGAGCGGTTCGCGGCTTTATCTGCCTCTGCCTGGGCTGCCGCTTTTTCATCCTCGATTTCCTGCAGGCCTGCCCGTACTTTCTCAAGATCCATTACTGCTCCTCCTCTTCATCAATCGCTGTGCGCCTGTTTTATGTAATAATCGGCCTCTTCTTCTGAGTATCCATAGTTGCTGATCAGATACCACGCAGCCTCCTCATCATCGGCCGTGACCTCTACTGCATGGCGGGCCATCTCCAAGGCATCCGAGCTTGCGAGGTTGTCGCCGCTGCCCGTCTCACCGATATCCTGCAGCAGATTTGCCGCCTTGTTGTACCGGCGCTGATCTGTGCGCGAGATGGTGTCATTCGGGTCATCCATGCGCTCATAGTATTCTTCCACCTCGTACCTGGCGTTGTTGATTTCTTTGACGGTATACTTTGCGCCGCTCGTGCCGACGACGGATGTCGAGCTGCTCTTTCGGCCGCTGCTCCGGCTGCCAGCCGGGAGGCCCGTATTCCGGTTGACGCCGAACTTCGACGCAGCCATGCCAATCAGCGTGTTCTTCTGTTGCAGGTCAAGTGTCGTATCCCCTTCGACAAGTGCTTTAGCAGCCGAGAACGAACCTGCTGTATCGACTGCATGTTCTACATCATCAAAGTAATTCTGCTTGTCCTGCTTGTATGCTTGTGTACGGTCCTGCAAGGCTGCTTCTACTGCGCTTCTCAAGCTCTTTTCCATCGTAGGATCGTACATCGTCCCGCCCGAGGCAGCCGCGCTGGTGTCTCCGCCCATGTAAGCGTTCTCATCAAAATCTCCGCCGTCATCGCTGAAGTGGAAGTTGTCACCATCTGCCCACTGCTCATTGCCATAGCCCGCATATTCATTCAGCGGTTTCAGGCCGACGTCAGCCGCATGTTCCTGCAGCCACCGCAGGCGTTCTGGATGGCGAGCCAAGCTATCCATCGCAATGTCGAAGGCACGGTTCTCGTAGTGCTTGCTCCCTGGATTATGTCCTTGAGTCGTACCGCCCGCCGTGACGTAGAATGGCTCATAGTCGGCCTGCTGTCCGAAGGCCTGCTCGTAGAGAGCAGCCAGGGCATTGAGCTTCGCCCATGTCGAGTGTCCGAGGTTCGTGACTTCGCCTTCCTTGCCAGGCTTGACCGTATAGTATATTTTCTTGGAAATATCGATACCACTACCGCCGCCCGCATTCTGTCCGCCTGCCCCAGTCCCTTTCGGGATTCTGCTCATGACGTCATCGACATACCCCTTGATGGACGGGCCATTGCTCAGCTGCTTATCCCAGGCATAGTGGTTGCCATTCTCGTCGATGGCATCCGGTTCGCCAGCCACCCAGCGCTGTCCATTCTGCTCACCGGCATACCAAGCAACGAGTGCCCCTTCTGGCCCGTACTTGTCGTAGTACTGGCCCAGCTTGAATCTCCCGACCGCACGCTGCGCCGCTTCATCGTTCGGATCGGCACCCTCATACCCAGCCTCTTTCGACCATGCCGGCCAGTTGCCTGGCATAATCTGATAGATACCCACGGCACCTTCTGATGAGACCGCGTTCGGATCTCCATTCGGGTCCTCTTGCTGTTCCACTGATGCAAAGAAAGCTTCCTTTCCAGAAGCTCCGGTTGTCCCCTGTCCCCCTACATTCCGATAGGAGTTCTGCTTGATGAGCTCGTTGGCCTTGTTCCAATCGAATCGTCCCGTCTTCGGGTCCCAGCACTGGTTGACGATATCTTCTGCTGTCGTGTAGGTCTTGGCTACGTCCTGCTTCTGCTTGACGGAGCCGTAGAGCTGGTTGTAGACATTCTGATCCATCTTGCCGCGGTTCACCTGCAGGATCTGCGCGGCCCGGTCGTAGTTACCTGCAGTGATAGCTGCTGTCGCGGCCGACGCGACCTGCTTTGTGATGGCCCCCATCAGCTCGGACTGCATCTGCTCGCCAGTCCATCCGCGCTTCGCGCCGTATGCCAGGATGATGCGGCGCGTGTCGTTCTCGTAGTTTGTCAGGGCGTTCGTGACATCCCATGTCATGCCAGCGTTCTGCGTGTTGATGTTGAGCGCTGCCTGGTAGTCTGCCTGCTCGGTGCTCTCCCGCTCCCGGTTCTCCTGGCCGGTGGCGATGCGCTGGTAGTTGAGCATGTTGTCGTTCAGCGTGGACTTCAGGGCATAACGGACGCGCGGGTTGTAGTCCTTGGCAATCTCTGCCGAGGTGTCCTGGATGGCCTGTGTGACGCGGTCTGTCAGGCCCTTGGCATTCTTGCCTACGCCGAGCGTCATGAGGCCCTGCTCGCCGTAGAGCTGCTCATTCAGCGAGGTCATGATGCGATTCCTCGCGTCCATGACGTCGGCTGCATCCTCGTCGTCCTGCTTCTGGGCGAGCACCTTCGTGGCCTGGCCGATGGCTCCAGAAAGCGCGTTCCACTCCTTACCGCCCGTGCCGTACACTTCCAGGTCTCTCGGAGCCTGCACAGCCGGCGGGTTGATGGTGTTCGGATTGACGACGGGCTGGTAGCTGCTGAATTTCATGTCGTTTCCTCCTCACTCAAAAGCGGAACGGGAAGTTCACTTTGCCATTCCGGCTATAGTAGTCCGGCCGGATATCCCAGCCTGTGTTTTTGCCGTATGACAGAACGGGCTTGCCATACGTCAGGTAGCCCGTACCCGAGACGGTCGGGAACTGCCGGTTGGCTTTGGCCCACGTGTCCGCCGTTGTCTTCTCGTTGTAGTACTGGTACGCGCCGCCCGTGCTGCTCGAGGTGGCAGCTGCTCTGGTATCCTTCCAAGGCTGCGCGACGCCGTAGACGCTGGCCGCTGTGCCGAGGATGGTCGAGAGGCCCTGCCACTTTGCCGCCCGCTTGATGTTGCTCGCCGCGGTCCTGTCGTTGGCGGCCTGTGCCTCGTAGTTGCTCTCTGCTACGCGCGAGTTGTAGTTGTCGTTGCGCTGGTTGGAGAGCAACGTCATCTGATCCTGCAGGTAGGCATCGTTGCTCGACGAGAGGATATCCATGGCCGAGCCGCCGAAGTTCAAGCCGGCCGCGCCGGTCTGTGCCCGCTGGCTGCCCTCGATCAGACGGCGGCGCGAGCGCAGCTTGTCGGCTTGCGCGGCGTAGTTGTCAGCAATCTGCTCTTGCTTGCGGTTCTCGATCCTGGCATTCTGCTCGGCTGCATCGGCTTGCGCCCGATACATGGCGGCCTGAGCATTGGCTTGCTGCTGTTGCTGGCGGTACTGGAAGATGCCGCCCAGGGCAGTCAGCCCTGCAATGACGCTGCACATCTCAATCTCCTCCTTTCTCTTTCTCTGGCTCTGGATGGATGACGAACGGCAGGAAGGTCTCCTCGTTCTTGATAATCTTCGCGGACGCATCGAATGACGCGCCTACCCACTGGAGCCAGCGGATGGCGTCGTCGTTGAATGCGCCCACCATGTTGTAGAGTGAGCCGTATCGCTTGGCCCACTCCTGCAAGATGGCTCTGGACTCTTTGGCGAACGAGACGGTATACCGCTTGATGAGGTCCGTCCCGAGACACCAGATCAAGGCGTGCGTCCGCAGGCCTTCGTCATTGCGCTTCGGCTGTACGCCCCAGATGGCGATGATGCGGCCGTCCTTTGTCGTGGCGTACTGCAGCTCATAGCTCCAGTCGATTGATTCCTGCACCTCTCGCTCGACGTCGTCGGTGAAGGCCAGGATCTCGCGCCGATCCACCTCGCGCAGATTCTTTGCCAGTTCTCGCGCCAGGCCATAGGTCTCTTCGCCCTCGAGGATCTCCGGCCACTCGAGTTTCCAGATGGTATAGGTCTTGTGATTCTCTTTAACCAAGGAATGTCACCTCTCTTATGATGGCCGATAAGGTAAACGGATATGGCGTCTCGTGGCGAATGTACGTCCGGCCTTCTGTGTTGACGCCCTTTTCGTGCAGTGTGACTGTTGTGTCGCCTGTCACCAGCACTTTCTCGCCGGTCTCCAGATGATGCGGATCGTAGATGATCTCTTGCAAGTTTTTGGCGTCTGGCCCAATCCAGCCACCGAAACTGTTCTTCAGACGCAGGATGGCTTTTGTGACAGTCTTCTTGCGTCCCTGCACTGTACCATCTGCCGTCATGCCGACATCCCAGTTTGGCTGCTCCAAAATCATGGTGTACGGCAAGCCGATGACTAATCGCTCGGCCGCTACGTCATCTGGCAGCGTGATCTTACCATCCCACACAGTCATCGGGTCATAGAGGTAGTTGTCAGCTAGGACGCGCACGCGCCTACCCTCCAGATTCTCGAGTCCTGTGATGACATGTGCGGGCTGGTCCAGACTGTAGATAACAGCCGAGTCCATCATGACGTAGTCCTGCTGATTTGTTGATGTCCGATCCTGGTCAAATCGCTCGATGAAGCGCATCTGCTTCGCCCGCCTGTGTGGTGGACCGCCGTTGATGATACGACGCACAACGACGTAGATATCGTCCCGATTGTTACAGTTGACGGATGCGACGCTTTCAATCTGTCCATTCGTGACAAAGTGTGACCAGGCGTACACTTTCTGGTCTGCAACGTAAGTCAAAGCGAGCATGACGCCATCCGAGCGCACGAAGTAAAGCAAGGAGTCCGGCTCTTGTGCAAAGGCATCATCAACGATGGTCTTGCCATTAATCAGATCTTTGGATAGCAGTGTGAGATCTGTGCCGACATACGAATCTGTATTGTAGTCATACCCTGTATCGCGGATGATTGAGCCACGACGCTGGACGTAGACAACACGGTTACCGACGCGCAGTGGCGGGATATCTGAAACGCCATAGTTTTCCTGATTGCGTGGTGTAATGTTTGACGGTGTGACCGTCTCACTACCCGAAATGGTCCACGAGTTACCCTCCGTGAAAACAATCAGGTCGTTACCTGCATCCATATGATTGATGGCGCATGCCTTACGACTCAGTAAATCCGCTGTCACGGCACTGTCGTCTGTCACGGTACCGCTCTCTTTGTCGATACCGAAATTCTCGTAGTCACCCGAGCGGCTCATCCAAACGCGCTGTGGCTCTTTCGGGCTGCCGCCAAAAACAAGGCGGTCCTGAAAGAACGTCGCACAGTACGGGTAGCCGTTCGTCTTGCTCCAGGCCTGCCAGTACCATTCCGATGTCGGTTCTGTGCTTCCAAGCCAGTCGGCGTTTCCTTGTGCCTGCAGTCCATCCGTCACACTCGTTATCGTTACATAACCTGCGTGTGTATAGGGGGACGATGACAATGTCGCCTTGCATGTCCCTGATGTAATTGCCGTTGTGATGCGCAAGTAAGTATACTCTTCTACATCTCCCGACTCTGACGGATTGTAGTCATTTGACGATGTGTAAGTACGCAGTATCTTCCAGTCGGTCGCCTCTCCGGTCCCTTTGGTCTCGCTATACATCAGCCAAACGGTACCAGTCCATGTGCCATGCGTGATGATTTTCCAGGTCTTCCCGACAAGGATCTTGTCGCTCGTCCCATTTGTCACTTCAACTGATTTTCCGCCAACGTACTGTTCCATCTTGATGATATCGCCAACATTTTCGGCCGAGAAAATGTCCTGATTCGACCGCAACGATATGCTGCCAGAGACGCCACTGGGAGTAATCTTGCACCCGGTGTCCTTGTTGACGTCACAGAAGGCCGGCATGTCCCATTTCACTTCCGTCATTTCCCAATCGTCCTCGGCATAGCGGGACAATTTCTGAACAGGATGCGTGCCCGAACAGATGTACATGACGTCGACGGACTGTGTGAAGCGTAGCTTCGACAGTTCGCTCGAGGTGAACGGTGTGGTGAGCTCGATGCCCAAGTATGCGCCATCTCGCCATACACGCAGATATTTGTCACCGAATTCCAGTAGGTATGACAGGCCCGTCAGAAAATCAAACTCTTGTAATAGGACAGCTTTATCTTCGTTCGCATACTTCACCTGCCCGCAGTAGATCATGCCTGGTCTCTTGCGTACTGAGCCGTATGGCCGGATGATGGCGTTCTCCGCCTGCTTGAGGCCGAGCTGGTACTTGTCTAGGTCGACGCGGTTCGAGACATCTTCCGAGAGCTCACCGCCCGTGAAGGCCGGCTGGATTGTATAGTATGGTTTCATGCTATCCTCCCTTCTTGCTACATGAATCGGGCATCGCTGTACTGATGTGGATACCTCGTGCGCCGCTCCCGCTCCGTTGCGTCCTGATACCTTGCCAGGTCTACTGCCTGCTGCGCGAGCTGCAGGTTGCTGCTCTGCATCTCTGTGTTGCCCGTCAGCGTCATGGCGATGGAACTGGCAAGAAGACGTGATAGGGCCTGCACGAATTCTTCGCTGAACCGCTGCGTCTGCTTGATGTCAGATGTGTAGCATGCATATGCCTTCTCAACATCCGTGAGGATTGCCTGGCCTGCATCTGCAAGCTGGCAGACGCGGAAGTCCTGCCGTTCTTCTTCGTAGTTCGATGCATGCGCTTCGTCAAAGACAAAGTGCATCAGCAGGCAATCCTCTGGATATGCGTAGGCATACAGGTAGCCGATGGACCTTGTCTCGAAGAGTGCCAGCTTGGCCATCTTCTCCGCAAATCCCCAGGGATACATGCGCAAAAGCCGTCGCCGCAGGTGATCGTAGTTGATTTTGCAGAGTCTGGCTCTTGTGTCCGTATCGTCAATCGAGTTGATGTGGCCACAATTCAGGAACGACAGGGCCATATTGCAGATATCGATGCTGTTCATTCTTGCCCCTCCCTTTCTCGATAACAAAAGGCCGGGCCCTGCGGGGTCCGGCCCTTGCTTACCAGTCGATATCGTCGTCGAGCACGAGGCCCGCGGTCAAGGTTCCTTTGCTGTAGGTCGACGTGACCGTCAAGCGCAGGTAGCCGAGGTTGCCGCGCGGCACGTCGGCGGCGAGCGGTACAGCGTTGTAGGTCGCCAGTGTCTTCGGGGACTTGAAGTCCGACGTGGCGGAAGTCTCGAGCTTTGTGGTCAAGGTGCCGGTCCCTGCGTCCTTCGTGACGGCTGCCACGAGGTGGAGCGGACAGCCCGATTCGCCCGGGCCTACCTGCACGATGTCCGACGTCAGGTCGGAAGCCGACAAGGCTTTCTTGTTGAAGAAGGTATTCTCTTTATCCAGAATCATGATGGTCCTCCTCTCTTACGCCGTCGTGACGGCCGCTTCCGTCTCGCTGATCGCATCGCACTTCTTGACAGGGATGCCGGAAAGGTAGAGCTGCGGGATGCCGCCCATGAGCTCCTGGCGCGTGATGTAGGCGTTGTTCTTGTCGTTGAGGTAGATCTCGAAGAAGTCGAAGAGCGCCGGCGACACGTAGAGCACGACTTTCTTGTCGCGGCCCTGCAGGTTGCGGATGCGGTTCTTCGCGTAGATGAACTGGTTGACGAGCTTCTTGCTGTCGGCCGCCGTCAAGCTAGACAGCTTCGAGACGTCGATGTTGCGGACGAGGGCATTGGCGCGGATATCCTGCACGGCCATGCCGACCTTCCAGCTAAAGAGCGTCGTGACAGCCTGATATTCTTTGCCGTCGGCATCCTGCACCGTCTGCTCGCCAAGGTCGCGCTGCTGCAGGCCGGCCTGCGATCCCTTCGGGTAGATGCCGGTCGTCGCATACGTGCCCCAGCCGACGAAGAAGGCCGAGGTGTTCGTGTTCGTGCCTGCCGTGCCGCCCGCGACGACCTGGTAACCTGCCTCGTTCTTCTCGCCGCCGATGGTATCGTAGCGAGCCGTCAGGCCGTTGAAGGTGTCGAGCGTGTCGTCCGTGTTGCCGTAGAAGATATTAGCGGCTACGGCGTCGGTGAAGCCGCCGACGAAGGCTGCATCCTCGCTGCGGCGGAAGGCTTCGCGGTTGCGTGCCAGTGCCAGCTCCTCGATATCGATGCAGGAACGGTCCTCGAGGATGATGCAGGTATCCTGTACCTGGCGCGTGCTGCTCTTGTGGCGGGCAACACCGGCGTTGATGCGGCGGACGGACGGCGTCGGCATGGAAGCGCGAACCGTCGTGCGATTGCCTGTCGGCAGGTTGCCTTCCTTCCAGACGATGTCGTCCATGATTGGATTTGCGTTGAGCAAGGCCTCGATGATGTAGGCAATGTTGCCGTCGGGGTCCACTCGCTTCTGCAGGTCGCTCAGGGTGAGCGCCTGGGTTCCCAGTAATGCCATGATGGAGTTCCTCCTTCTGTGCTATCTGTAGCTATCTCAGTATCTGCTGAAGTCTGTGTTCGGATACAGGGTCTTCTCGTGTGCACCCTCGCCCATGTGGCCAGGGTCTTCGCCAACCAGTTTCCCGAATTCGGCCATGAGCTGGATCATCTCAACGCGGTTGCCGGCGCCCGTGAGGTTCATCATCTGACGCAGACCGGGGATCTTGCGCTCGGCTGCATTGAGTCCGACAGCTGCCTTTGCCGTGATGTCGTCGAACTGGCCGCCGAGCTGCTGGCGGGCTTCCTGCGCCCAGCCGTCCATCGTCTGGCGGATGCCGTCTGCCACTGCCTGCTGTCCGGCCTGCATGTACTGCATGCCATAGCTGGCCAGCTTGCTTGCCTGCTCCTGCGAGAGGCCACACTCGCGTGCCAGGGCTCCGAACTGTCCCGCCCGCTCGGCATCGTATTCCAAGCCTTCCGGCACCACGCCCGAGAAGTCGTAGGTAGCAGGCGGCTCTGCTCCAGCCTTGGTTTCCGTGTTTCCCTGGCTGTCCCCGCTCTGTTCCTGTGTCTCGCTGGCCTGGCTTGTGCCCAAGATGGTTGTCTGAGCTGGCTGTGATGTACTTGCTCCTGTATCCTGCTGATCCTGCGTACCGCCCTGTGCTGGCGCATCGCCATCTCCCGCGGCATCGACAGGTGCTCCAAAACGCTGGAGCCTAAAAAACAGGTCTCTCATGATGATCCTCGCTTTCTGTTGTCTGCATGAGGTCTTCCATGCGCTGCTGGAAGGCCATGTATTCCCGCTCGGCCTGCTGATACTGTGCTAAGCCATCTGTCATGTGCATGATGTTCTGCCGCACGGTCAGGGCCGCCCGTCGCTCTCCTTCGGCGATGAGCATGCGGTTCGTGTGGTCGCTGTCGGGGAAGGTGGAGTCCATGATGTGGCAGCGGTCCATCAGCCGCATCAGGAACCACCTTCCCCGCTCGTCCGCCATCAAGTAGTCGAGAGAGGCAACGTCGCGCTTCTCCTGCTCTTGCCTGGCGTAGGCGATGATTCGCGCTTCTTTCTCCTGCTGGTCCATGTCATCCTCCCTGGCCATAGCCCAAGGTATCGGCACCCATCAGTTGCTGCAGGGCGGGGTTGCCGTCCTGCGCTGCCTGCGCGGCATTCTTTGCAGCCTGGGCTGCCGGCGCTGCCATGTCGGCCACTTGCTTGGCCTGCTGCAGCTGTTCCATCTGGGCCTGCTTCTCGGCTTTTGCCTGCTGGAGCTTCTCGTATTCGTCGTCCGTGCGCAGGATGGCCACCGGCGTGCCGAGCATGTCGGCGTAGCGGTTGACCGTCTCAGGAAAGTTGAGCTTGTCGAGGACGTCTGGGTTCGCCTGCGCGAGGTTCATGAGGAAGGCGTAGAACTGCTCGATGTTCGTGAGGCCCGCGACTTTCTGAGCCTGTGCGAGTGGCGAGATGTACTCGATCTTGATATCCTGCTGGGCGAGCATTTCCTGCACAGCGGGGTCCTCCGGCTGTGGGAATACCTGGGCCCGGTCGAGGATCATGTAGACGCGCTCGATGATCTTCGAGAGGAATTCGTACTGCATGCGCTGCACAACCGGCCCAAGAACGGTCATCTTTTCCTGGTTGCGCTCGATGACTTCCCGCGCGGTCATGGTCTTGTTCTCCATCTCGTTGAGCATCATGAAGAGGTTCGCGTTGTACGCCTCTTTGATGCGGTCTTCGAGCTGCGTGATCTCAGTGCGCAGGTCGCCGATATCGGTCTGGACCTGGAAGAGCGGCTTGACGGAGCCGTCTTGTCGGACATAGGTCTTGCCGCCAGGCACGAGGTTGATGCCCTTGGCGACGGTCTCTGCTGTCGTCTGCATCGGCGGCTTGACGCCGAGCTCGACGGCGGTCAGCAGGTCTTTCTCCATGAGTTGCAGGGCCTTTGCATCGCCTTCTGCGTACCAACCAGGTCCCTTGCCGTATGCATCGTTGCCCGTGATGATGTAGCGGGCAACCGGTACCGGCCACTCCTCGAAGCCGCCAAGGTAGAGGAACTCGTCCTCGTCGCTCTCCTCGAGGTAGTAGGCCGAGAGGAACGGCATGTAGATGCTGCCGAGCTTGTCCGGCGATGCCAGGCGGTTTGGCGCGACGAACCAGACGACGCGATGCACTGCCTGCACGCCAGCGCCGTTGTCGATCTCGTCGCGGATGCCCTGCGTGACATTCTCGCGACCGAACTTGTCGACGAGCTGCTGGGCGCTCATCGACATGCGATGCACGAAGGTGTTGACGAGCCCGTCCGGCCCGCACTCATAGGCATAGCTGCCGACAGGGTAGGCCGTGAAGTGAACGCCGTAGCGACTGTCTGGGAAGATGCCGAGTGGTGCTTGGCCAAAGGCTAGCTCGAGGTAGCACGAGTGGATGGCGGTGTAGAAGTTCGACTTCTCGAGAACGTCGTTCATGATGTCCATGCGCTGGTCCAATAGCTTACCGATATCCGAGTTATCGGCAAGCTCTTTGTTCGAGAAGCTCAGCCGGAACCACTTGCGCGATGGTGGCGTCAGGCCGCTCATCACACCGGCCGCGAAAATCTGATTCGCCTGCCATGTTGTGCTGTTGTAGATGTGCCGGTCCTTGCGGTCGGCCATCGTCTGCTCGTCATCACGGTCATCGAAGTAGCCGATGTACGGCAGCTGGTAGTCCCGGATGGCTTTCCAGCGCGTCTCATACGCCGTGCGCTTCTGCAGCATGGCACTGACCTGCTGCCGGATGCGCCGCTTCGAGATGTTCAGCCGCCTGCCGACATCCGACATCTTGACGAGTGAGATGCCGCCCGGTGGGAGCCTCGCCCCCTGCTTGTCTCGTTCCATGCTGCTCCTCCTTATCCGAGCGTTCTTCTGACGCCGCTGTCACCGTTGCTGTTGCCGAGACTCGACAACAGGCTGTTGCGGTCACTCGAAAGTACCGTTGCACTGCGGCCCTTCTTGCGTTTCTGTTCTTTGCTGATTGCAGCCGTCGTTGCCGCTTCGTCCGTCGGCACAACCGTCGTCGGTGCCGGGTCTACTTTCGGTGGCGTATAGCTGCTTCCACCTCCACCAGAACACATGGCGCTCACCTCCTTCCAGTAGCTTGGTGTCCGAATCGGACACATGCCATGTGAGTTTCCTTCGTATCCGAATCGGACACATCGTCAGAAGGGATTGTA